GTCTCTGTGGGTATGGAACTAGCTATGAAGAAAGTTCCTGATCACGTGTTTACGGGTCTTAGCACAAAGGCTCGTATAACAATAACTGCCTCTGCCTGTTGGGAGAAAACCCGACAGGAAGGCGGATCACTTCAAGCCATCGGAGAGCTGATGACTGAAGCACGTAACGGCTACCCCGCGAGGGTAATAAGCCTTTACACTGGAGCCTTTGAGAAAAACATAGTTCTCGAAGGATCCGAAGCAGGAGAGTACATATTCTGGAGAGCTCTAGAAGAAGTACTTTCGATGTCACCTGAGGAAATATCCCAAGTGTACGTCACTGTCGTCAAGGAACCGGGAAAAGCCCGTACTGTGACGAAAGGCATGATATGTCTAAAACTCGTATTAGACGTAATCAGCAAAATCGTATCCTACCCTCTCTCGAAAGTAGATACGAGTAAGTCCGGCATGGGTAAAGACGCCCATGGATGGAATCTCTTCAATGAGTTCTACCAGAACCCAGATGAAGCTTTCTGTAAAAGGTCTCAGACTGATACAGGAACTGCGTCCTCTTTTATACGGGAAGTCGTATATGAGGACATCTTCGCCGAATGCACAGATTTTGTAACGGCGACAGACGCAATGCATCACACAGTGTGTAAGATAATTGCGATGAAATGGATGGGGAGGTGCGGTATACCCCTCCTACTCCAGAAGATCGTGGTCAAGACTTGTTTCTCGCCACGTATCGTACACTTTAATGGGAAAGGAATATTTTCTCATTTCGGTGAACCTTCTCTACTGGACCGGGACACCCGGTTCGTGAGATTACTTAGGGGAATGATGATGGGCGACCCGCTCACCAAAGTCATTCTCCACTTTACCAATATTTCGATAAGGGAAATTGGTAGGTATATTGCTCTAGGATCTTACAAGGAATTGATTCTAGACAACGAACTCTGTGCATCCTCGATTGAGGTTGACACAGGGCCTTTCTCGGTCCTCTCTGACAACATAATCATAGAGGATACGAGGCCTTTGATAACTCCAGAAGGGTCAAGGCAAGCACGCACCATCCCGGCACGTGTTCTACCTAACCCCAGAGTGTTATCTTTAGGATATGGGGATGCGCTCCAGAGAGTCCAGAGTCCATCACCCAACCCCAGTAGGAAACGTATACCGTTCCCTATGCCAGGGGTACATGTCCTCTATGAAAAGAAATTAGATGGAGGCATGAACGTAATCGAATTAGGTTTCATACCTAAACGATTTCGAGACGAGACCTTGCTAAATCTGAAATCATTTAGCTTAGGTCATGGTACCTCTTTCCAAGTTTTGGGAGAGAGGAATCCTGAGGATCTTAGGCTCCTTGCCGAGGGCCTAATACCCATCAATCCGTACCGATCGAAAGAGATCAGAACGGAAATTGAAAGGCTTGAAGCTGACCGTGATCACGCTTCTTACCTTGCTGCGGGGAGGATCATATCCCCCGCGCCTCTTCGCGTCGTGTCCCAAGGGGCACGCGCGGAGCGATCAAGTTTTGTAGAGTTTCTACATAACTTCATCTTCTAAACCACCCGGAG